GGTTCAGAGTCCTTCTCCCAGTAACGCTTGATTTCTTTGTATTGTGCTAGAGCATTTGCTTCACCATCAGTCAGGATAATGCACTGGACTTTCTGCAGTTTGTTTTCACGTTGAAACTTCGGAAGGATCTGATGCAAGCAAACAAGAGACTCATTCAAAGGAGTGCCAGAGAGTGACAGACGATCTGGCCATGCATACAACGTATGATATCCACGACCGAAAGAATATGCAAGACGCCAAATACTAATCATTTGTTTCTCCAATTCTTTACCAGAAACTTTACTGGAAAGAATATTCATCAGAGAAAAGTCATGATCGACAGCAAAGAAACCCTCTTTCTTTTCAAAATGTGGTGTGTTCTTGGGAAATACAATTTCACCTTCCTTATCAACATACTGACGATTCCATTCATTAGTAAATGCATAGACTTCAAAAGGAATGCTTACCTTCTTACAGAACCAAATGAGATTGAATAGTTGCTTGCAAGTATCCTTCATGACATTAGACATGGACCCAGACCAGTCAAGAACAAACACCAGACCATGATTCTTACCATCAGGAAGAACTGTGACTTTCTTGAAAAGGTCTTCGTTGAACTTATAAGTATGCAGATTAGATGTATCAAGAACACCAGTGCGAGCAGTAGAGGCACGAGCGTATGAGTCTGCTGCCTTGCGACACTCAAACTCTTTTACCAGATAGTTCACCTCTTTCTGGGCGTTACGTTTAAATTTGATAAACTCTTGATCAGACTCTTTGAAGACAGGAGTTTCAAACTCATCATAACGGGACCACCACCAGTTGATGTAATCATGCACATCAGCATTACTGGCAATCACGGTATCAAGATTAACCTTAGGAACCTCCAGATAAACAGTTTCGCTAGAGTTCTCGTCAATCAAGTCCTTTAGATTATTGCTAAGAGACTCAGCAGTCTCAACCTGCAGGTCATCATCTTTCTCGTCAGATTCAATCTCTTGACTTGTAGAAATAGGTTCTTGAGAATCTTCAGTCTGATCATCAGACTCATGCTGAACTTCTTCTTTAGCATCCTCATCAGCAATCTCAGATGCAGGTTGCTGGTTCTCAGTTTGATTAGCAGGTTTCTTTACATCATCATCCTGTTTCTTTTTGCAGAATTTGTAGAGTGCTTCTGCAGCAATAAGAACATCTTCAAAGTCATCGCATCCGTCAATCATACGGATGATTGCTTTTTCTTCCTCAGTAAAAGAAAGGTCTAGAAAATTACCGATCTTAAAGTAAAGATTTGCACGATCAGCAAGGTTGAAATCAGAAATGTCGCTATCAGATAGAGCGAAAAAATCCTCTTCGTATAATTCTTTGTACCCATGGTAGAAACTCTTAGCAAGTCCAGCATACTTACGCTTCATCATCTTTTCGATTCTAGCATCCTCAACCACATTCACAAATTGAGGGGGGATCCTTTTACGTTTGATCCAGTCTTCATCTGGAGTGAAGAGAGCGTGTCCCACCTCATGGCCAACCAGAAGATCATAGACGGTGTTGCTTGCCCGTTCCCACATAGGAAGGGTAAGGACACGAGTGTGAACGTTGAAGCAAGCAGTCTCAACTTGCTTGTGCTCCACGATCAAATCTTCAGTTGCAAGGAGTTTAGCGAGTTGAGATTTGATTTCGTGCTTAACGGTCATGCTTGTTCTGTCGATGTCCTTATAATACTAAACCCCCCGCCGAAGCGGGGGGCACTTAGTGACAGTTCTCCTTGTGTCTACAGTTTACTCTAAGACTTCTTTGCAAATTCGTTTACAGATGTGTTGTCTCTCATCACATTCAATCAGGCAGTTGTAATAATCGTTTAATGCGTCAGATTGTTGATTAGCGTGTGTTATTGTTCTGTCTAGATGGTCCACGCTTTGTTTCCAACCGGCTAGTTGATTGTATGAGATGATGTTGTGCATGACTCTCTCCAATTACGATAAAAATAACGAAGACGTTTAGAGCATCTTGCTATCCCCAATTCTGTTATTATTTAGTGTTCGTATGCTAACTTCATTAAGTTTTTGTTAAATTAACATCTTAGATACAGAACTTTAAACTGTGTCAAAAATGTTTACCGTGGGAAACCATCCAATCTTCAAAAGTTTTGAAATGTCTGCTTGATTATCCATTCTCTCTCCGGGAGTATCCTCCACAACAGGAAGATGACCCATACCCATCGCCTGAGCAAGTTTTCTAACTGATACTGAATTACCTGTCCCAACCGTCACAGGACCTGTTATGCTGGACGATGCCAGATAATGAATGGCACGACATACATCTTTAACGTGAATCCAATCACGCTTATGATTTGTGACATACTTTGCTGTCTTATCCTCAAGCATCCTATACATCATATTAGGACGACTATCAGGACCATACACAGTTGTGAATCTCATACCAACTGAATTAGGGGGTGCCATGACTTCGTTGATCCACTTTGTCATAGCATACGGATTCTCCCAGTAATCCTCCTCCACTGCGCTTGAGGAAGCGTAGAGAAGTCTTGTGTTAGTCTTCCTACACCACTCAAATAACTTCTTTGCCTTGATCACATTATTTTCATAATACAGTTGTGGTTCTTTCAAACTCTCTCTGATATCAGCATATGCTGCAAGGTGAATAACGAGATCGTAATCACCACCATCAAAGTCTCCGATATCATCAGGGTAATCAATACCATCAACGTTGTTGACACCCAGAGTCTGTTGCCAATCTAAGTAAACGTTGCGACCAATAAATCCGTTGTGACCTGTAACTAAAACTCTCATGATACCATCCTACTGAATCCTTTAACTTTTTCAAATCTCATAACGTTATCAAATCGGTCCTCTAGACCAGTCTTGTGAGAGATGATAAAGATATTTGCATCTTTCACAACGTATTTAATAATCTTGATGAACTCCTCTGTTCCAAATCCATCAAGAGAACTGTCAAACACCTCATCCATGATGAGTAGGTTTGTGTTGACAGAATTCTTCATCCTTGCTACCTCTCTCCAGGTAAACAAGAGTGCTAAGTCAATTCTCATCTTCTCTCCCTCGCTGAAAGAAGCATAAGAAAAATCTTCATGAATTGGGGACTGGACGGTTTCGCTAAACTCCTCATCAAGTGTGAAGTTAATATAGAAGTCCATCATCTGTAGATAACGGTTCACCTGCTGATTAATCAGAGGAAGATACTTCTTAATGATTTTGGATTTTACTCCACCGTCTTTAAGCAGACTATACGAAAAATCGTAATAGCTAATCGTGTCCTTCTTTGAAGATAATTCGTCGTATGTAGTTTTAAGGTTGTCCTTGAAGGTCTCTAACTTTTCATGCTCAGTATTTCTGTTTGCAAGTTGCTCGGTAATTCTTTGAATTTCCGATTCCAGATCTCTGACTTGTCGTTGACATCCAGCGATCTTAATATTGTTTTGAGAAACGTCATTATTGAGGTTTGAGATCTCCTTTGATAGAGTGGTGAATTGACGCTCTCGCTCTTCTTCCTCTTTAATTGCCCCTTCCAGTTCTTTATAACCGGATTGCAACTCCTTTGCTTTAGTTTGAGCGTCGTTAATTCTATTTATTCTAAGGGTCTCTTCAATCTCTTGATTACAGGTAGGGCAAACCGTGTTTTCAGTAAAGAACTTATGCTCTTTAGTAATGGTAGATACTTTCTGAGAAATCTTTCCCTTTAAGTTTCCAAGTTTACGAAGTTTATCTGTAGCACCTGAATGATTTTGAAGAGTTTTGTTGAGACTTTGAAGTTCCTCATTCATTCCGTCACAAGCATTCATCAAATCTTTTTCTTCATTTAAAAGACCAAGAATTTTGTTCTCTTTGTCTTTAATATTTTGTTTACCACGATTCTCCAACTCTTCAATAAAGTTCACCTGCATTTGAACTTTATCAGTCAGAGATTCTTTCTTAAGATCAAGAACTTTGATATCTTCTTTTACCATGCGAATCTTATCTTTCAGAATACTATTCATAGAAGAAAAGATTTTGATATCAAGTAGATCTTCAATCACCTCTCTCCTGCTGTTTGCAGGCAGTTGCATGAAGGGGACAAAAGTGCTACTACCAAGGATCACAATCTGAGTGAATGACTTGTAGTTCATCTTCAGAACATTTTGTTCTAACCATTTCTGCTGGTCCAAGGCAGCAGCAAACTGATCCATTACAGAACCGTTCCTATGAATCTCAAACACAGCAGGTTTGATTCCGCGAACCACTTTCCAATTTGTATCGCCAATCGTAAATTCAACCTCTACCTTACAATCTTTCTCATTTACAGAGTTGATGAGTTGTGGTTTGTTGATCTTACGAAAAGGTTTGCCAAACAAAGAGAACGTCAAGGCATCCAGCACAGTTGACTTACCTGCACCGTTCGTACCAATAATCAGATTGGTAGAGTTTTCGTTGAGTGCAAATTCAGTAAATTGATTACCCGTTGACAGAAAATTTTTCCAACGAATTTTTTCAAACAAAATCATGACTAGCGTCTGGAGGAATTACAAGGTCGTTCTTTGTGATTACTGCATACTTATAGTCATGCATCTCACAGGTTTTAATCATTATCTCATCTTCTACTTCAATCACATGCATGTCAGGACTTCCATCGTCCTCTAACATCATAGCATATCTCATCGCATCGTCTTCTTCTTCAAACAGATATAGGATCTGATCTCCTTCATCATCTGCTACAGAATATGCACCTTCCGTCTCTTTTCCATAGATTGTTAAGATATACATTACACCAGCTTACATGCTTCCTGATATACTTCGTTCATAATTTTTTGAATCAAAGATTTATCAAGAGGGACCTCCGCCTCTTCAATATATCTATTGAGGATTGACATCGTATCTTCAGATTCAACCAGATCAACTTCCTTATCATACCAACCACTAAAGTCAAAATTTTCAACAACTTTCAGTTCAGCAATACCTGATGAGTAAAGTTTGTCCACAAACTTCTCAAAGTTTTTAGTATCAGTTTTTTTACGAACAACAACTTTTACAATCTTGTTTTCGTATTCTCTGGTGTCAAAAGTCTGATGTGGGGTATCCTCATAGTAAATGTTGTAGAACATTCTATGTGGATTATTGACTGGAGTTCTTTCTAAGGTCTCTGTATCAAAGATATGAAATCCACGAGCATCATTCACATC